CCAGAAGTATATGCAGGTCAACCGAATCGTATTGAACGTTATTATCAATATGATCAGATGGATCTTGACACAGAAATAAATGCGGCACTAGATACTATTGCAGAATTTTGTTCACAGATTGATGAAACTACAGGATCACCATTTAGTATCAAATACAAAGATGATCCTACTGATACAGAATCACAATTATTAACTAAAACATTAAATCAATGGAACAAAATAAATCAATGGCAAAAAAGATGTTTCAAAATGGTAAGGAACACTATCAAGTACGGAGATCAAATGTTTGTAAGAGATCCGCAAACATACAAATGGTACTGGGTAGACCCAACTACTGTTGAAAGAATAGTTGTTAACGAAGGTAAAGGTAAAAAGCCAGAAGCATACTTTATTAAAAATTTAGATCTTAATGTTAAAAGTTTAAACATCACATCAGATGCATATTCACATTTTAATTCACCATTAAGTGGTGGTGCTCAAGCAATGGGATCACCGATGGGCGGTTACGGATCATCAAGATCTTATCAACCGCAAGGTCAGTCACCAGGCGGCGGTTACGGTAGTACAAGATTTCAAAGAGACGCAACAGTATATCCTATTGATGCATCACACGTTGTACATTTAAGTTTAACAGAAGGCATGGATAGATTTTGGCCTTTCGGAGTAAGTTTGTTAGAACCTATCTTTAAAACTTACAAGCAAAAAGAATTATTAGAAGACGCAATGATAATCTACAGAGTTCAAAGAGCTCCAGAAAGAAGAGTGTTTTACATCGATGTAGGTAATATGCCAACTTCTAAAGCAATGGGATTCATTGAAAGAATCAAAAACGAAATACATCAAAGACGTATACCTAACGCAACAGGTGGTGGTGCAAACATAATGGACGCAACATATAATCCACTATCAATGATAGAAGATTACTTCTTTGCTCAAACGGCAGAGGGCAGAGGATCTAAGGTTGAAACATTACCGGGTGGTACTAACTTAGGTGAGATAGATGACTTAAGATACTTCAATGATAAACTTTTAAAAGGTCTGAGAGTACCAAGTGCTTACTTGCCAAGCTCTCCAAATGATCCACAAACAGCGTTTACAGATGGAAGAGTTGGTACAGCTTACATACAAGAATTTAGATTTACAAAATTTTGTAAGAGAATACAAAACTTTTTACAACCAAGTGTTGATAGAGAATTTAAAATGTTCTTAAAGAACAGAGGTATTGAAATTGATTCAGGTATGTTTAATTTACAGTTTAATGAACCACAGAACTTTGGAAAATACAGACAGATAGAGTTAGATAATCAGCTAGTGAACATATTCAATCAAGTACAAGCATTACCTTATATTAGTAAGAGATTCGCAATGACACGTTATTTAAAACTTTCAGAAGAAGAAATTTACGAGAATCAAAGACTATGGGCAGAAGAAAACAAAACTTCAATGCCAGGTGCCGGCGAAGCAGGAGATACCTTAGGAGCAGTAGGTGGAGCACCTATGCCAACAGCACCACAGCCAGTTGAACCAGAAGGTGCAGGTCCTGAAGCAGGTGGCGATGATATAGCCACAGGAGCTCAATCACCATTAGGTGGTGATACAGGCGGCGGTGAAACTGCTACTTAATTTTTAAATTTATTTGATATCCGTCTCCGGACATCTGAGGATGTATACTATCGACGAATTCTATATTCCTACACCACAACGGAATCTGTTTAAAACTTTCTTTACTAGTTAACACTATTATAGATCTTATCTTTTTCTTTTTCATTTCATATATCCACGGATGAAACTTCTTCCAAGCATCTTGAACTGAGAATCCTGACAGTATTAACTTCATTGCTTCTTGAGAAATTTTTTTATTTCTATTTGTCTTAAAATATTTTTTTCGTAAAGAATTAATTGTTCTTTAATTTCTGACTCAATTATCTCGTGGTGTTCTTCTTTTGCATAACCAATTTGTAATTTTAGCTCTTGTATTGCTAATAGTATTCTTGTTTCTTCTTCATTCAACATAAAAAGTTCGAACTCAGGGTCAGCTTGACTAAATGAAGTCATCATGATATAGAACAAGATTGAAAAGAAAATTATTCTCATACTGTTAATGTAAAGTATATTCTTCGTTTACCATGACAAGTTTGTTGTTAAGTCTGTCGATTAGGTACTTTGCAACAACTTTAAGTTGATGAATTTCTTTTTTATTTTCTTTAGTGATCGGATCTTGATTTTCTAATTGTATGATCAGAGTATTAACAGCGTCAAGTTCTTCTTGAAACAACTGTGCTACAGTAACTATTTCTGTTTTTGTTTTCATTACAGCAGTATTTACTCTCGATGTAATAAATAATATTATCATGCGATATAAAGATTTAACAGAAGCATATCTACCAGATCAGGATCAATACCACCGTGCGGACATTAGCACAGGTAGAAAAACTCGCTTAACTCTAAAACATCTTAACAAGTTAAGAAAAGTTAGAGAGATAAGAAAACAAGATCAAGAAGAAAATGCTAACTTTGTGGCTACCATGTATGCACAACCACCTGTTGCATAAAAGCAACGGATTTCTGTTAAAGATCTTAAAATGTGGCAAAATTGGGTTTTTTTAAGTTTTTTTTAAAAAAATTGCAATTTTTTGCCCAATTATCCCTACATCTGCTGGTGAAATGTTAAATATAAACATTACAATATAAAATTAGTGTATCGATACTATTATATAAGGAGATGATCATGTCAGAAATGAGTTCAAAACTAGAACAAGTTCTTGAATATCTAGTAAACGGTGAGCAAGATAAAGCGTCAGCTTTATTACACGATGCAATCGTTGAAAAAGCTAGAGAAATTCACGAAGAGCTTATTAACACACAGACAGCAGATTCAACTACAGAAGAAGTAACTTCAGAAGCAAAGCACGACGACAAAGATAAAGAAATGAAAAAAGAGTCAGCTGATGAAGAAGCAACTGACGAAGTTAAAGAAGAAGCTGTTGAAGAGAAAAAAGAATCAACAGACGAAGAAGCAGTTGAAGAAACAGTAGGCGGCGAAACAGGCGACGCTGAAGCAGATCTTAAAGCAGAACTAAAGCAAAAAGCTGAAGAAGATGCTGATGAAATCGACTACGAAGAAACTAACGAAGACGATGGTGATGAAGACGGTGAAGCCGACGATCACGATCATGAAGACGTTGAAGACAAAGTAGACGATTTAGCAGACGCATTAGAAGAGCTAAAGGCTAAATTTGCAGAGATCGTAGACGGCAAAGAAGACAAAGAAGATGATGATATGGAAGGTGATATGGAAATGCCAGCTGAAGAAGAAGCTGACGAGTCAGTAGCACCAACTGAAGAAGCATCAACTGAGTTAGAAGAAGCTGAACTAAAGCCAGTTAAAGTGGCATCAACAGACGGTTCGGAAAAATCGAAATCACCAGTAGCATCAAAAAATGATATGGGTGGTTCCGCAGGTAACATTGCACAAGGTGGTGAGGAAAAAGGTGGATCAGCTCCAGCTCCTCAAAGCATGAACGCAACAACTGAACCAAATATGTCACAAGTAAAAGCTGAAACAAAAGATGGAGCAGATGGTTCTGCAAAATCAACAATTTCAGGCAAGTAATTAACTTGGCAAGAAGGGAGGCAAATATATGATTAGGTCGTTGACAGAAAATTTAACATTCGATCAAGCGAAGATTGAAGTTTTAAAAGAAGGCAAAGACGATAACAAAAGCCTCAAAATGAAGGGCATTTTCTTAATGGGTGGTGTTGAAAACCACAATAAAAGAATGTACCCAGTTACTGAAATATCTAGAGCGGTAAAAAACATCAAGGAAAAACTTGATTCAGGTTACAGTGTTCTAGGTGAAGCAGATCATCCAGAGAATCTTACTATTAATTTAGAAAGAGTTTCACACATGATAGAAGATATGTGGATGGATGGTCCAAATGGTATTGGGCAATTAAAGATTATGCCAACACCGATGGGTAAAATTGTAACAACTTTACTCGAAAGTGGTTGTAAACTAGGCGTGAGCTCGAGAGGTTCAGGTAACGTAGCAGATGCTGGTAACGTTCAAGATTTTGAAATTATCACAGTTGATATCGTAGCCCAACCGTCGGCTCCCGATGCATACCCAAAAGCAATATACGAAGGCTTATGGAATATGCGAGGTGGTCAGAAATTATATGGTTTAGGAAGAGACAGTATGTTTGATCCTAAAGCAGAAAAGTTTTTGGCTAGCGAAATTACTAAATTAATTAGTGAGCTAAACAAGAAATAAGGAGATTCAGATGGCAGACATTACAGAAATTTTTGGCACTGAAGGTTTAAGTGAAGAACTTAGATCACAAGTTCAAGAAGCTTGGGAGAACAAGCTGTCTGAGGCTCGTGAGGATATCTCAGCTGAGTTAAGAGAAGAATTTGCACAGAGATATGAGAATGATAAGTCACAGATTGTTGAAGCAATGGACAACATGATGTCAGATGCATTAAAGAAAGAAATTTCAGAATTTGCAGAAGACAAAGCACAGGTTGTTAAAGAAAGAGTTGCTTATAAAACAGCAGTAGGTGAGCATTCAAATATGCTTTCTAAATTCATTACCGACGCTTTAGTAAAAGAAGTGAAGGAACTTAGAGAAGATAGAGATGGTCTCAAAGGTCAATTTACAAAGTTGGAAGACTTTGTAGTCAGACAACTCTCCAAAGAGTTAACTGAGTTTGC